TGCTGGCGATCTTCTACGTTGTCGATTCCATCCATTTCAAGAGGCTGCCAGCGAAGGTGAGGCACGGTGCCGAAGGTGCTGAAGAAGAGGGCTTTCCGGGCACCTTTGGCCTCAGCGCCTTCGTGGAGAAGTGGTTAACGCTACATCGCATCTGGAATCCGGTCGAGGAAGTCGCCTGCATCCGGTTCCAGCGAGCGCCGTCGTGCGACAGGTGCGCGGGATGACCGCCTTCCGCATCCCTTCGGAGACCGTCCGCGGTCAGTCGTACAAGGTGGAAGTCCAGAACGGCGAGGCCGTCTGCGACTGCCCCGGCTTCCGCAGCCACCATCACTGTAAGCATGTTGACCGGTTGCTGGAAGGCGAGGATTGCTGTTGGATAGGTGACCCTTGCCCCGAACACAATCCGACGAAGGAGAAAACCATGAGCGAGACAGAGACCGTTCCCGAAGAGCGAGCGCTGGCCGTCACGGACGATATTCCGGAAGCGCTGCCCATGCAGATGCCCGCCACGACGCTACCGACGCAGGCGGAACTATCCATTATCGGTAAGATCGCGGCTACCGTCATCGGCGCGAAGGGCCATGCAGTCCCGGCGTCAATCGACTCCCCAGCGAAGGCGGCGGCGGTCATGCTGGCCGGCTGGGAGATGGGCCTACTTCCGATGGCGGCGCTGCGCCACGTCTACGTCGTCAACGGGCGCACCGAGCCGGACGCGCAGGCAATGATGGGCATCGTCCGGGCCCAGGACTCGACCGCGCGGTTCACGTTCCTGGAGTACACGGCGGAGCGCTGCACGGTGGAACTACGACGGCGCGGGGAGAGCGTCGCCATCTGCACCTACACGTTGGAGGATGCTAAGAAGAGCGGGCAACTGGCGAAGGATGGCCCCTGGCATAAATACCCGCGTGACATGCTGGCGTGGGCGGCGGTTAAGCGCGTGTGTCGGCTGGGAGCCGCTGACCTGGTGAACGCCATTGGTAGCCGGCGCGTGGCCGAAGTCAGGGAGATGCTATCGGAGCCGCAGGAGGCCGCAGCCCAGCTAGCGGAGCCGAGCGCTGACGCGGTTGGCGGGGCTGTGGAGATCGCTGGGGAGACTACACATGGTGACGCTGGGCAGGCAGCCAACACTGTGACGAGTGACGATCAGGGGGCCGCGATTCCTCCTCCGTCCGCTGACCTGCCCGGCCCACCTCCAACCGAGGGGCAAGTATCCGAGCCGCTGGACCAGGCCCCCGTCGCCACCGACGACTACGCCTTCTCGCTACGGCAGCGGGGCATCAAGCCGCTGGGCTTCGTGGTGAACGAGCGGACGTGGCCAGCGCTGAGGAGGCTGAAGTGAGCAATCCCTGTATCGAAGCGTGGGCAGCCGATGGCGGGAAGCTGGGCACTCGCGTTGCCTACATCCACTGGCTCTACCGCTGCCCAGAACTCATGGTGCGACAGCCGAGGCGCCAGGTGGCCCACTTTGAACTTGGCGTCGCTGCCCGCTCTCACTATCTGCACGGTGACGAGCGGTTTCCCATGAGCGATGGACGGCGGCGAGATTATCACCCCCGGATGCTCTACGGTTTTAAGGCGATAAAGGCGGCGCGGACGGAGGCTGAAGTGTGGGTGAGGAGTAGGCCATGAGCCGTAGTAACCTAGGCCACCTGCGCACTGAGAAGTCGCCGGACGAGACGCGGCGGGAGATCGACGATTGCTTCCGTAAATGGGGCATCGACGAGTATCGGGTCCCGCGTGACGGCAAAGGCGAGTGGGGCGAAGCGAAGCTGATCTTCTGGGTCAATGATCAGAAGCAGGAGTTGGACTGCCGACGCTTCGACTACTACCGCGACAATCTCCGTGCGCTCTACCTGATCCTGGAATCCCTGCGGAAAGCGCAGGAGCGCGGCATCCTGTCGGAGCTGGCGCGGGCGGCGATCGCGATGCTTCCACCCGGGCCTGCAGCCAAGAGGCCAGCGCATATTGTGTTGGGCGTGGCGGCTGATTCACCCGTGGAGATCGCGGAGGCAGCCTACCGAATACTAGCGCGGCAGCGGCACCCCGATGTCGGTGGGACTGAGGCGGCGATGACGGAGCTGAACGAGGCCATGGAGGAGTTCCGGCGAAAGGCGGCAGCGCCGGCATGAGCTGGGACCCCGACGCCAGCCAGTTCTACGTCACGCGGCGAGAGGCGATGCGGGCGTTGGAGGAGACGCCGTGGCAGTTCGATGGGCACGTGTGGACAGGCCAGATCAAAGCCGTGGGCAGCGTTAAGGGCCGGGGCGATCCGTTGGTGTACCGGCTGTCGGACATCCTGGCGCTGCGCAAGAACGGGAGGAAGGCATGAAGCTGCTGACGATTGAGATGGACGAGGCGGACGCGCGGCAGCTTGAACTGTTCGCCCTCGCTCAAGTACCTGGACTGACTCACACGGAGCGAGAGGAGCCTACTCAGTGCTGCGATGGAAGGGTGCCTTATGAGGAGGAGCAACCGATGACAAAGGTAGAGGATTGCCCTCGCTGCGACGGGAGCGACCCCGACGGCATCTGTCGCCACCAGGAGGCGAAGACGTGACTACCCGCCACTGCGCGAAGTGCGGCGGGCTGCGGGTACACTATTGGAACGCTAGCCACTATCAAGGCTGGTTATGGCCCGCAACAATTATTGGCGCATGGAGGCATCTCTGTATCGATTGCGGGACAGTGAGCTAGGAGTAGCAACCGATGACGAACCGAGGGAGGGCGACGTGAACCGAGTAGTGAAGGGCAACAAGCTGACGATCATCTGTGGCCCACCGAAGGGCAATCCCTTCGATTGGAGTACAGCGACACCTGGAACAGAGACCTGGGAGGCTCTACAAACCGCTCAAGATGGGGACTTTGAGACTCATCAGGAGGGCACGGAATACACGGGTGAGGATTATTCACGCTGCGCTTTGCGGGCGGCATGGCGACTGCTCCAAGTAGCGAAGGCGGACCCTGAACGCTTCGCCTCGTGGGATGGTTGGACATCCGACGAACTAGCGCGTGAAGCGACAGCCGATCTCGGTCTGACCGGGTTTCAATTTGGTTGGGCCATCAACGCCTTACGCCAGATGATGGAACTGGAGCCGGTTGCAGACGGAGCCACGGTGATTCTAGGAGGCGCTGATACGGTGCGTGCAATGCCTGGCTCCGCGCTTCAAGAGATGCACCGAGCCATAGGCGGGGGCGCATAAGATGGAAAGCCCCGTCGCACGTCAAGCTCGCGGTGTTCGTGGGCGTCGTTGTGTTGGCGGGTGTAGTGAGCGTGGATGGAGGTGCGAATGAAGCGATTCAAGGGCGACAAATGGATGCGGTTCTACGGGTCGCCGATCCCAGTACGTGCGCTGCTATTGGTGCGCCGCTATTTCCCGCGCCGGAGAGCGCTGGTGATCTACGAGGGGCGGGAGTACCTGACCTTCGTATGGTGCCTGGGGCCTGTCTAGATGCGCCCGCTGATCGTGCTCCTGACGCTCGTGACCCTGGGCTGGTTGGCAGCGGGCTACGTCCCTGGGATGGTGACGGAGTGGTGGCTGCTGATGGGCCTGTCGTGGGCAGTACTGCTCTCGATAGGGGCATGGTGGCAGGCACGGCAGAGCCGACTGCTAATGGAGCGCCGGATACGTCAGCTTCGGGACAGAGTGCTGTCAGCGGAGGCTTGGACGAAGAAAGGTGGGTCACGCTAGATGACCTCACGCGATACGTCTGTATCAATGACGTTCTCGAAGATTGGTGGGTGCAGACCGGCTACTGTTCCAATCCAGCAGGCCCTCTTCCACTCGCCGAGGGACAGGTAGCTTGTGGCTATTTCTGGGCTATGGGCACCATCCTTGAATTTGAGGGTGTGGGACGTGTTATCTGTAACGATCGGGGAGGAGGTTTACTTTACCGTCAGGTGGACTACTGGTGCTACGCCTGGTCGACGTGCAAGGCGTGGCAACCGCCGTGGCCCTGGAGGGTCCGGGAGGTGACGCCGTGAGCGAGTGCTGTCCGGCGTGTGGCGGGCTGGTGAAGGTGACAGAGGCGACCTTCTATCCAGAAGCAAGCGTTAAGTACGAGCCGGACACCACCGAGGTCGAGCGGCTGAAGCATCCTTCGGGCCGCGACAGCTATCCGTGTCAGCGATGCGGCGTGGTCTATGGCATGGACGCATCCCTACCGAACTCAGAGTGGCAGGCCGTTACCGACGGAAAGTGGGAAATCCTTTGCCTCTGGTGCATCGATGCCCTGGCAGTGGAGCAGGGCGTCAAGTATACCGCTTACCTCTACTTCGTAGGGCTCGCAGGCCAATCGGCTCTCTATGAAGGTGATAAGGACGAGCGCTGGCCAGAGATTGTTGCCGAGCGTGATGGGGTGCTTATCTCCGCCGGTGCCGAGGTCGAGCGGCTGAGGGCGCTGCTGCTAGACATCTCGGTTGGATATGAGCTAACGCCTAAGCTCGCGGAGCGCGTACGGGAGGCGCTGGGGTGAAGGCTGACGCGCCTCTTTTAAGCGCATTCGCGGCGGGCGCGCTGGCGGCGGCGGCGGTCTACCCGCTCACTGAGAAGGAGTTTGGCCGGCAGGTCGACGACTACGCCACACTCTGCGGTTGGCTCTTCTACCGGACCTGGCTACCGATCCATTCGCCGGCGGGCTTCCCCGATCGGTTCCTGGTCCGCAACGGCGCCGCTGTCGCCCTAGAACTGAAGTCTGAGAAGGGCAAGGCGACGGACGCGCAGTTGGAGTGGATCGCGGCGCTGAACGCGGTGCCGGGCATCGTGGCGCGTGTGGTCAAGCCTAGCGACTGGCCGTGGATAGAGGCGGCGCTAAGGTGAGCGAGGCGGCAGCCAACGAGAAGGAGGGCGTCGTTCCCAGCGATTTTTACACTGAGTGGGATGCGTTCGTTCAGTCGGTTAATAGGCCGCGTGATGTGGGTTAAGCTCGACGACGAGTTCTTCGACAACCCGAAGGTGGCGGGCCTCAGTGACAAGGCCCAACTTCTCTATGTTGCGAGCCTAACATACGCAGCGAAGCACCTGACTGATGGCCATTTGAACGACCGTGGGCAGCGCGTGGTCAAGGCTCTAGTCGGGGCCACCGATCGCGCCGCTAAAGAATTAGTCGCAGTGGGCTTATGGGAATGTGGTCAGGCTGACTACCTGATCCATGATTGGGCGAAGTACAATCCGCCAGCGGCGCAGGTCCGGGCGGAAAGAGAAGCCGCGCGCCAACGGATGATTAGGGCACGTTCGGGTGAGCGTTCAGGCGAACAAGGTAGCGAACAGGAGCCAGAACAAACGAGCGAAGTTCACCCCTCTCCCGTACCCGTACCCGTATCCCGTAACCCGTTACCCCGTAAGCCCGTATCCCGTACCAAGGCAGCTGCTGTCGATACTCCAGGAAAGACGGACGTAGCTGTTCTGGACAACGCCGCGCGCGAGGAAGCGCCGAATGTATTCACGGAGTATGAACGTGCCTTCGGGAAGCCGGTCCCAAACGAAGTGACTAGGCAACACCTCGAAGCAGATGAACAGGAATTCGGCTTTGAATGCGTGCGCCACTCATTGGAACAAGCGGCTCTGGCAGGGGCCCGGACGCTCGCCTACGCCGAAGTTATTATGCGTCGCCACAAAGATGAAGGCTGCTACACGCAATCGGATGGTCGGCTGGTGGTGAAGCGGGGTCCGCCGGCTACGGAGTGGGACGCGGGCCGGGGCGACCGCTACAAGGCGGGCAAGGCGGCAGACATGGCCGAACGAACGCCGGAGCAGGTCGCCGCTATCGAGGCGAAGGCTGCGGAGATCAACGAGATGGCGGAACGCTTGCAGGCGGAGGGCGCCGCAGAACGCGCGGCGGCAGAGGCGGGGGCATGAGCGCAGCGCGGGAGCCGGTGAGCGCGTGAGCATTGAGCCTCCCACTTTCGGCGATGACTGGCGAAAGCGCTGGGTGCAGCGCGAGGGTCGTAGCGATGTCTTGCATCGAATCGCCGTCGCGGATACTGAGGACTGGGAGGCGGACCACCTGGTTCCGATTGGTGTTCAGGGTACGACAGTCTGCAATCTCGTGGGTCGACTTGGCATGCCTGGGATTCTGTCTCGGATGGGCGCGCCGCGATGTAAGCGTTGCTGTCGGAAGCTCGGCCTTGCATTTGGCTACGGGGCACCCTTCAACGACAAGGCTTTGAGCGATAGGGAGCGTGGCGCGTGAGCGTCGAGATCACCAACGCTGACTACTGCGCGATGGCCCGCGAGCGGCTACGGCAGGGAGCGCTGGTGTGATGGCCACTTGTCATCGGTGCGCTGACTGTGAAAAGCGGCAACACCTCTACTGGGAGGAGATCGAGATACTTCGTCAGTACGGGCCTATGAGCTTGAAGGCCCTTCGCCGAATGCTTCTGCTCTGTCCAGTGGCGGAAGATACGACGAGGGAGCATCTCAGGCGTGCGGAAGGTGACGGTCTTGCCGAAAGGGTGATGGGAATGCCCTTATGGCCCGATGTCTGGGCGGCGAAGATAACGCCGGAGACCTTGCTGTGATGGCCGGTTCCTGGCGCTGTCGCCGCTGCGGGGCCGCGCTGGCCAACTCGCTGGAAGTACAGATGCACATCGGCCTCTACCCGACGGACGGGAAGACGTCGGCGTCGCCGGGCTGCCGCAAGGAAGACATCACGGACGAGAACGGGCAAACGGCATAGTCAAGACGCCCCTTGACAGCCGCGTCCTATAGACGCAATCTATAAGGCGTGAGCGCTTGGCTGATAGTAGGTCAGGCCCCTAACCGCATCGGCTGCTTCTACTGGCGCATCGACGACCGCCACGCTGACGCCAACCTCCGCCTGTTCCTCGCCACCGGGACGTGGCGATAGTGAAGCACCGCACGTACTCCCCCGCCGAGCGCATGGGCCTGATGTTCCTCGCCCTACGCGACGGCATCCCTCAAGCAGCTACGGCCCAAGGCGTGCCTGAGCGCACCCTCCGCAACTTCTTCACAGAGGACGGTCAGACAGTGGCCGATGTTCGCCGCTGGCTTGATGAAGAGGTGCTAGACTCCTTCGCGCGTATGCGGCAAGGTATCTTCGACGAGGTGCGAGACCGCAAAGGTAACCTAACAGAGAAGGGCTTGCTCCGGGCGCTTGAGGCCGTGATCCCGAAGGAGTCACCGAGCACCGCCCCCGCCGCCGCAGCCCAAGCCAACGTCTACAACATCACACTAACGGAGAACGATGGCTAACCAGCCCGCGCCCATCAGATCATGGGGAGGGGTGGGGACGCGCATGGTCATTAGTCAGGCGGAGCGCGATTTAAGGCGGGCGAGCTGGATGAGGGCTCAACAACGGTTGATCCAGGCGGTAGAACGAGTGATCCGTTATCACGAAAACCGTTCCCGGCAGGGCGGACTTCTAGGTGGACCGCTACCCAAGTGACCACCATCACCCTCGTGCGCCAACAGCCGATCACCGATGACGAGATACGCCAGGCCGTCCGCGCCCGTCGCTCCCTCATGGCGTTCTGCCAGTGGGTTGACCCCGCCTACGAGGACCCGCCACACCTACGCCTGCTGGCCGCAGAGCTGGAAGCCATCGAGCGCGGGGAGAACGACCGGCTAATCGTGATGATGCCGCCACGCTACGGAAAGAGCACGATGGTGTCCGTCCACTTCCCCGCCTGGTATCTGTCCCGACATCCTGAGCGGCACTGGATCAGCGCGTCCTACGGCGCGGAGCTGGCCTACCCCCTCGGTCGGCAGGCCCGTAACCTCATGCTATCCGAACGCCGGAGCGAGTTGTTCCCTGACGTGACAGTAACAAAGGACTCCGCCGCCGCCCATCGCTGGTCTACCAACCACGGCGGTCAGTTCGTGGCGACCGGCATCCCAGGCCCCATCACTGGACGCGGCGCTCACGTCCTCAATATCGACGACCCCCTGCGCGGCATCGCGGACGCCTACTCCGAGACGGTGCGTGAGGCCATCTGGCAGTGGTGGACTACCGACGCCAGGACGCGCTTGGAGCCGGGCGGCGCCGTCATTGTGACGCTAACCCGCTGGCATGAGGACGACCTGGTAGGGCGGCTGCTGAGCCAGCAAGGAGACCGCTGGCGGGTCCTCAGGCTGCCCGCCCTAGCGGAACACGGCGACCCACTTGGAAGAGCCGTAACCGAGCGCCTATGGCCCGAACGGTTCAGCGCGGAGGAGTTGGAGGACACCCGCCACACGCTGGGCGAGCGAGCATGGAGCGCGCTCTACCAGCAGTCCCCCGCGCCGCAGGAAGGACATATCTTCCGCTACTGGCACCACTACGACGCCCTACCCCCGAAGCTGGACAGCATCCTCATTCCTCTGGACTCCGCCTATACCGCCGCCGATCGCGCTGACTACACGGCGTGGGCAGCTTGGGGCACCAAGGGCAACGAGTCCTTTCTGTTCGACGCCGACAGTTGCCAGGAGCAGACGCCGGAGGCAGAGCGTAGGCTGTTCTACTTCTACTCGCAGTTACGGGAGCGCTTTCCCGAGACTCCGATCTCCGTCCTGGTCCGCAGCCGGGTGGCGATTGACCGCGTGATGGCGCAGCACCTCCGTATCCGGCACATCCCCGTGGTGGAGGTAGACCTGCCGGCGGGCAACACGAAGGAGAGCCTGGCCAACATCGCGGTCACTCAGTTCGAGGGGCAGTTGGCGAAGGTGCCGCTGCGACAGCCGCCGCTCACCAGATACGCTGACTTTGAGCGCAAGCCCTGGCTAGAGTCTTGGATGGCGGAGCACGTGGGGTTCCCCACGGCCCGTCACGACGATTGGGTGGAGACCACGATCATCGTTCAGATGCACCTGCACCTGGGTTGGCGGGTGCCACTGCGCGGGCCGCCCATGAAGACGAACCTGCGCACGTCGGCGGGAGCGAACGGGAACGGGAGGCGGTATGCCTAACTCCCCCCGCCCGGAACTCAGCGACATCCTGCGGTTCAAGAGCGAACAGGAGTCGTTCTGGAGCGCCGCCCACGCCAAGTGGGAAGAGCGGTTTCTGATGTACAACAACGAGAACATCATCGAACCCCCGTTGGTGGAGACCAGTCAGCAGATCATCCGCGAGCCGTACACCGTGCACAGCGGACGCGCGGCGGAGATCGCCGATTCGTTTGTAGGCCTGTCCAGCATTCCACCCCGTCACAGCGTGGACATCCCGGGCATCGGGTCAAAGGTGGCCAAACGGGCCGAGAGCGTGGAGAAGTTCCTGAACGGCTACCAGACCTCCGTGCGGTTTGAGCAAGGGGAGAACGTAGGCCCCGCGCTGTCGTTCGAGACCGGCGTGTACGGCGCTACGGGCGTCAAGGTGCTGCCCCATCCCCAGACATGGCGGGGACTGTATCCCAAGCAGGCGATCAACCAAGACCCCGCTGAGTACAACCAGACCGTTGACGACTGGCAGCAGATCGCCCCCTTTCCCGTCGCTGTCTGGCACGTGCCGGCGCGAACGTGGTTCCCCGAACTCGACGGACGCAACGTCATCCGAAATCTGGAGGTCAAAGAGGTCACGCCCCCGTTCATCCTCTCCCGCTACGGCAAGGCGTTGGAGACCAGCGAGCGCACGGCGCTGGGCGAGATGGCCAGCGACCAAAAGGTGCAGATACTGGAATACATCGACGACACCTGGTGCGGCTGGTACTGCGCCTCCCCAGGGCTGAGCAAGGAGCTAAGGGTCTGGCGACATCGGATGCCCCTGCCGGACAATCGCGCGCCGGTCGTGCTGTACGAGGGGCTGACCATTCCCGATCCGCGACCTGAGTACCACTTCCGGGGACTACTCGATCCCGTGTATGAGATTCTGAAACTTCAGGACTTCACGCTGTCACGGCAGGCCACGATGGTGCTGATCTACTGGTGGCTCACGATCATCGAGGAGACCAAGAGCGCCATGAGCGTGGAGCAGCTGCGGAAGACCGATGAGTTCATCTTCGGCGGCTGGAACCCGCGACCGGAGGGCACCAAGATCAGCGTCATGGGGCCGCCGCCCAATATGCCGGACGGCGAGAGCACGATGGCGTTCTGCGAGGAACGGCTACGTATGCACTGGCCGGTGGTGCTACAAGGCATCATCGAAGGGGAGTCCAGCGGCTATCTTTACACGGCGATGCGTGAGAGTTCACTGACGAAGGCTAAGCCGCGTCTAAGTAACTTGGCTCAAGGTGACGCCGACACGGGACGTATGGTCTTCTATGCGATCGGTGGGTTGAGCAAGCTGCTGAAGCGGCCTGACCTGCGGGTGTACGTGCGGCACGCTGGCAACGACAAGAAGGCGGAGTCTATCGGCGTCACTTGGGACGAGGTGAAAGACCTGCTCCCGCTGATTCGGGCCGAGCGTGACCCTGATATGCCACCCGATGAGGCGTACCAGTTGGACAACGCGGCGAAGGCGATGAGCGATCCCATCCGTATGCCACGCAACCGCGCCCTGCCGCGCTACCTCAAGGTTGAGGACCCGGAGACGATGGAGGACGAGAGGATCGGGCAGGACATCAGCGACAGCGACCCGATCAAACGGCTGCGGATTCAAGAAGTGCTGACCGAGATGGACATCAAATGGGACGAGATCGAGGGCGAGTCGGCGGAGCAGGCGTTAGCTCAGCCTGACCTACCGCCCGCGTTCGCCGAGGCGCTGGGTGGTGCGATGGCAGGCCCACCGCTGGAGGCGCCGCCCAGCCCTAACGGGGAGATGCCAACGCCGGACGCAGGAGTCGCGCCACTAGTTCCACCGCAGCCGACAGCGCCCGCGCAAGGTAACATCGGCCCTGGTAGGCGGGCGGGCACACGCACGCGACCCAGCGGCCCGCACAAGCGCGGCGCCGGGTCGGCACTGAGAGGGGCGTCGTGACCGCTGAAGGCTTCACGGCCCGCAACAAGCGCATCGCCAAAGACACGGCAGGTGGCGAGGTAGACCGCTTGGGACACATAACGCAAGATCAAGGATTCCTGCCATGGGAAGGCCCGAAGCAGACCGAAGCCGAGAAGATGGCGGAGTACGAGACCGTGCGGAGCGATCCCGCTGCCCTGGCCGAGTTCCACGCCGCCTACCAGCGGAAGTACCACCTGGCGCCGGACAGGGTGAGCAAGCGGTTTCGGCGGGAGTTGCAGACGATGGAGCGACGGCGGGCGCGGGGCGAGGTGACGGAGCGCGCGGGTTATCACGTGATGCCGGACGGCGCGGTTATGCCGGACGCGGAGATGCAGGGATGAAGCGGCAAAGCGTGCGTGCGGCAGCCCGGCTCATCGCCAGGGCATTCGCTAAGGCACTACGGAGGCTCGCTTGACGGCAATCATCGGCTACGTCCACGGAGGCAAGGTGTACATGGGAGCGGATGGACGCTCCTCAGGCGAGCACGATTACCACAGTCCTAGAACAGCGAAGATCGTTCGTAAGGGACGAGCAGCCCTGGACTTCCACGTCGGTCCGCCCTACACGGTGGAGGTGCTGGAAGCGGCGCCGACCTTCAGCATGGACGGAGTGCGGGCATGACCCTACGCGTGTTCTTCTGCGTGGGCTGCCAGCGGTTCAAGCCGTTCCGTGAGGCGGCGGAGGACGTGTTCAACGTGGGCTATACCCCAAGAGTAAAGATGACCCGCGACGGGCCAGTGCCGATAGGATGGCAGCAGGTGACGCAACCCCTACTGCTGTGCGAGACCTGCCTGCCGGTGGGCGTGAGAGAGGAGCGATAGCGATGACTCTGTTTAGTGGTCTATTCGGAGGTCTATTCGGAGGGGGCGACAAGAAGAAGACTAGCAATCCGACCCCTGGCACAATCGTGCAGACATATCCTGATGGCACGGCCATGATCTACAGCGGCCTCGACGCCTACGGCGATCCCAAGTACGAGTTCATTGACATCACAGACGCAGGCGGCGGCGGGTCAAAGACTCCTCCCTCCATCATCTCTGTCCAACCCGCGGGCTACGGCAAGATCATGGTGACGTACTCCGACGGCTCTCAGGAGTTGCAGACTGACCAGGGACAGACCGCTCAGGAGCTGCCTAGCTATCTCAGCGAACCCCCCACCGGTTTTGTGCCCGTAAAGGACGCTGCTGGCAACATCATCGACTGGAAGAGCGATCCCACCTACCAGTT